TGAATGGCTAGACCAGGAACCTAGTTTTATTAATTGGGATAACAGCACCAACACGAAATTTGCGGGACTGCATGCTGAGTGCCTGACCCTTTCCATTCGCGATTTACGAAATATTGCGGAGTGCGATACTTTGATTCTTTTTGAACCGGGCATTCCGCTGGAACGCAACACTCGCGTTGCGGAATTTGGTGTGGCCTTAGCTTGGGGGAAACAGTGCATTGTAATTGGCCCGGAGGACGAGGACAAAAAAGATATCATCAGCAGTATCTTTGTGATGCTTCGCGAGAAACCCAAGAATTGGGGAGGTAAGTGGAGCGCTGACATTTACAATATGTTGGATGGGATCAAACCGGTTATTGGTTTCCAGACTTGGGAACAATTTTTAGAGGACATTTCGAATCCGGAAGAAATTGAACTCTGCGCGGGTTGCAGCCGGGGTTTCTTCGAGTGTGACAGGTGCGATTGTGGTACTTATTTGGGATACAGAAGCAAATCCGGTTTACTGGTTATGGGCCCATGATTCTGGAAGTGAACCGTCTCCAGTACGTTCCTAATCCGCTATTCTACTTTCACTTGTCCTGGGCACTTCTGCTTGGCCTTCTGATAGGACTTGAGAGGCAAATTCATCATAGGGTCGCTGGCCTACGAACGACGGCCCTCGTCACCCTAGGATCAGCTCTTTTCTCCAGCATTCCGACTATGCTGATCTCTCCGTCCACAGATTTGCTGCGGATTGCTTCCACTGTTGTAACTGGCGTTGGATTCTTGGGGGGTGGAATTCTTTTACGAGAAGGGGTTAGCACTTCGTCGGTTCGCGTGAAAGGAATCAATACAGCGGCGACCCTTTGGTGCGCGGCGGCGGTGGGAGCTGCCTCTGGTCTTGGCTTGTGGACGCAAGCGGGATTCGCTACGGGTCTTCTCCTGGTGGTCAATATTGTGCTCCGGATTTTGGTTAAAAAATTTGACCGGCCTATGGTTGAAGAATGATGGAACACGAAAAATTTAGACCGGGCATTCGGGCAACCGTCTGGCCTACCACTCCACTCCTTCTCTTGCAGAAGACCTTTCGTCGTTTCAACATCTTAGTGGGGGATGATCCTGCGCAAGTTCGCTTCGCGGAACAAATTCTCGGTGTACCCTGTAAGTTTGTAGAGACTCTGCATGAGGAGGATCTGTTAGGAAAGGAGGAACCTTTGCTTTACCGGGTAGACTCCGCTCGATGTATGGAGTTGTCACCAAATACTAAAGCACTGGCGGGTATCTGGTGCTTGGACCCTATCGAAAAAGGGAGTGCTGGAGCCAATGCCATCGTAAAATATGCGGCCACTATCTTGGACCTTGCAGCAGAGGCTAAATTGGTGCAACGTGTAGCGGACCAATTATTGGCGAGAGAGATAACTGACGTTCGGGCTGCAATTTGGGATGCCGCTTATTTGCTTACCGGACCACTCCCGCTAGAGAATAAAGAACGTTGGCCCGACCCTTGGGAGAGTCCTGTTGCTTGGGTGCCAGCAGGAGTAGATCCAGGCCTCCGACTCAATGCTCTATATCGTTTCTTAGTGGGCTATGTCTTTGCAAAAGAGGGAGATCAAGACGCGGCTCGCAAATTCGGGATTTCGGTAGCAAAATTTAAAGTCATGCAGCGGATCAATCTGGATCTCAATAAAGTGTACGATTGCGTCCGAGAACTCTCACGTTGGCGTACTCAGAAATACCCTCCGTTGGTCTGCGCTCTGCGGATTACAAATATCTGGAATCCCAGTAACGTAGGTAACTTTTAGTAACCTTTTGAGTAACCCAGTATTGATTGGACGAGGAATTGGAAATGAACCCAAAGGATTCGGTGATCGCGAAGATTCAATGGGGACTGAGTCTTCCTACAAAGAAAGAAGCGGAAAATTTGCTGAACCGGGTTGTGTCTGCCATAGAGCTGACTTTACTTGAGAATCTAGACGATCCTCAGTTTTCTCTCAAACTCAACAGTCTCGGAAAATTTACCGTACACCACAAAGCAAGCATCATGCGCAAGATCCCGTGGTCGGGGGTTATGCATCAGACCAAAGCTCGACGTAAAGTCAAATTTGTATCCTTGGGACCACTCAGGGAACAAGAAGTAAAACAATAAGGAGAATCTACCATGGCCGTGCCCACATTCAAGGACGAGCTAGACGATCTGCCAATTAATGCTGCTGCCGCCACCCCGGTAGCAACCGCTGAGCCTGCCACTGCAACAACGGCTGCTCCCGCACAGCCAACAGTCGTTCATGTTGTTGAAGAAGAAGATGACGACAAGGCTGGAATGAAGCCAGCAAAGGCCGCTGAAGACGAAGAAGATTTGTCGGTTGATTGGGGTGACAAGGAACTGATGAAACGGGGTGATGGCCTCGATCGTCTGCGCCCGGAAAAGGGCAAGGCGGTGCGCTTCGCCATACTTGGCGAGTACATCAAGGCGCATATGTCGTACACGCACTTCATCGATAAGAAAGGCACCTATCGCTGTTTAGTGGACAAAATCAAGCGGGCCAATCCCAAAAGGTGCATGGTTTGCAAGGGAGTCGTTGTCACAGACGATGCGAACCCGAAAAAGACTTGCACTTGTGCCGTTCCCTCTCCTGGCAATCCGGATGCTACCGGCTATTGCTGCAAGAAATTGAAGGAGAACTCCGAACCCACGATCGTTGTGTTGGTTGTCCACTACAAGAATGCGGATCCAACTGAAGGCGGTTTGGAGAAGGGTGTTGCCATTGACTGGGACATCAAGTATGTCCAGTTAACCAAGGCCAACTTCCAGGCGATTACGCGGTTGCCCGAAGAAGAGCAGACCGTAAACGACGTGGACATCGTTATGATGCATGCAAACCGAGCATTCGGTTACGAATTCCACAAGAAGTCAGCCAAGGCGCGTTGGAAGACCAATCCGGCTTGGATCGCTGAAGTAACCGAAAAGGTGAAACCTCTCCTGGATGGTAAGAAACTGGACGGCAAGTTGGGCCGCAAGGTCACCGACTTGGAAATGAAGGCATTGATTTCTTCGCTCGCAGCTGGCTCAGAAGATGCCAAGCTGGGGGACGTGGAGAGCCTCTAAAACCCGACCTCCCTCCTTGGAATATGAGGGAGTCGCCCAAACGACTCCCTCAAGAGGCTTATGGAAGACCAAATCTACGTTGACGTCGTACTGTGTGACCGTAAGGGTCGTTTCCTGTTGCAACATCATCCCCGCAGTCAGATGAAGCCCTGGCGATTCCCGGGTGGCAAACCGGAGCCAGGAGAAACTTTGATTGGAGCTGCTGCTCGCGAAGCAAAAGAGGAGCTGGGCATCGAGCCTTTGTCCCTTGTATACATCGGAAAGAAAGAATCGGTCGTTGAAAGTGGGACTTGGACCGGTTATATGTTTTTGTGTGATCGTTACATTGGTCGGCCTCGTATAGTAGAGAAGACCAAGCATGATATGTTAGAGTGGATTCCGATTGAGAATATTGTGTCCGAACCAGAGCGTACTTTTGCTTTGCAAGTTCTCGGAGGACAGGTGGACGGATTCTGATGCTCATTCTAGGTAAGGACTACGAAACTACCGGCCTAGATCCCACAGTAAATTCCATAACAGAAGTTGGCTTGGTCCTTTGGGAAACAGACCTTCATGCGCCGGTAAAGGTGATGGGTTTTTTGGTTGACCCCGGCCCGGATGCCGTCTGGGATAAATGCATCGGCGACATGACAGGTATCACGCCGGAACTCTGCGCCAAATATGGCTACCCGAGCGAGCGAGCATTGAAACAAGTTCTGTCTTGGTATCAAATGGCCGACGTAGCTTGTGCCCACAATGGTGCAAAATTCGACCGCCCTTTCTTTAATAACTGGTGTAAACGTCACAATTATGATAGCGACCCAGCTAAACTCTGGATCGACACCAATACAGATATTGAACTCCCCTTCCCGGAGAAAATGAGTCGCAAGCTGACTTACATGGCTGCAGACCATGCTTTTCTGAATCCTTTTCCCCACCGTGCTGTGTTTGACGTTATGACCATGCTACGCATACTAGACCAGTATGATTTGGAGCGAGTTCTTTTCTTGGCTAAACAACCGACGGTGGATATTCAGGCGCTTGTCTCTTACGACGATCGAGATCTGGCTAAGCAGCGGGGTTATCGCTGGCAAGATAATCCTTTTGAGCCAAATGGCAAAAAGATCTGGATGCAAACCATCAAACAGTGCTTCTTAGAAAAAGAGATGGAAACTGCGGGTTTCCCAATTAAGGTTCTTACTTAAAGAATCGACTTTCTCATCTCTAGATAGAATCACCCGAGCAGAGGGCTACGAAAGTAGACGGGAAATTCACGGCGGAATGCTCTGACTAACGCTGGGAGAAGTTCATGAAATATCTTCTTCTACGTTTCCTCGCTGGCGTCCTCATCTTCTCTCTGACAATCTCAGCTGAATTCCTGGTTTACAGAAAAGTTGAGCGCCGTACTCAACATCGTGCTACACATCTCATCTTGGTGATCAAGAGGTTTATCAACGAGAAGGGGAAGTTCGATTACGACTTGGGGAGTTGCACTGCGACTGCCATTGGCCCGCACACTTTGCTCACCGCTGGTCATTGTGATGACTACCATGTCGACAAGATTTATCTTGACGAAACTTACTTGCCATTCGTCGTGACCGACAAGGCGACCTCGTACCAGATCACTAAGAAAATTTTTGATGGCCAAGACCACATGCTTCTAGACATCGCGGGGGTGTATTTTCCATATTACGTTACTCTCCACTCAGCCGTTCGGGTTCCACATCAGGAAGAGGGATTTTACTATTGGGGTGCTCCTAATGCGACTATGAATCAATATCGGGAAGGGTACTTCATGGGGGAGAGTCCTTACAATGAAAGCGATAAAAGTAATGACGAGGACGAACAGCCGATCCGGGTTCGGGGACCACTTTACTTAACAGCTGGATCCTCAATCCCTGGTGACAGCGGTTCAGCCATCTATAGCCAGTTTGATGGGCATCTTGTTGGAATAGTTTCCATTTCCTATTCTGAAACAGTATTTGGGACCTTTCCTATTCAGTTCACTAAGGCACAAATTCAAGAGGCATTGCAGTAAGGAGTATTGAAGCTGCATGAGTAAAGTCTTCTTAGGAATAGATCCCGGACAAACGGGCTGTCTTGCAATGATTCAGCCCTTAACTTCCGGCCCAGCAATCATCCGCTTTTTTGATCCACCCCTTTTCCAAGTTAAAAGTGGAAAGAAAATAAAGAATGAATACAATGAAATCCTTATGGCTCGGGCCTTAAAGGATTTTTCTTCCTACACCGCTGCGGGGGTATCAGAGGTTGTTTGCGTGTTGGAAAAAGTTTCCGCGATGCCGGATCAAGGTGTTGTCTCCATGTTCAATTTCGGAATGGGTTTCGGACTGTGGAGAGGAATGTTATCCGCCTTAGAGATCCCGTATTCCCTGGTTCACCCTGCTACTTGGAAGGCTGCTCTCATGAAAGACATGCCGAAGGAGAAGGACGCGGCCCGGTTGCGAGCCACCCAGTTGTATCCTCAAGCTGCTTCGGAACTTTCCCGAAAGAAAGATATAGGAAGAGCCGATGCCCTGTTGTTGGCTCATTATGGTATTTGGGCCTCTACACAGACATCCAGTATTTAGGAGTGCTATGCCACCAAAGAAAGCAGTTTCCAAAGAAGAAGAAAAGAAAGCGAAACATCCGCGAAACATGACCGCCGCCGAACGGCGCGAGACCTATCTGAAGGCCCAAAAAACCGAGAAGCCAGATTTTCACATCCTTCAAAGTGATGATGTGGAGGAATTGGTGCCCTATGGCATGATTGTTCTGGACAACGTTCTCGGGTTGCGAGGCATCGGACGCCGGGGCCGTGTTAGCCAAATACACGGCAATGAGGGAGCTGGCAAATCTACCCTGACTTACCAAATTGCTGCAAACTATCAGGAATTCTCGGGCGAACCGCTGGCCGATTACGACTTTGAACGAACCGGGACGGTGCCTTTCATACAACGTGTTGGTGTAGATCCTCGTTTTTGCCATTTTGAGCAGCCCGACTCCGTAGAAGCCTGCATAAAAGATGTCTGTCGCCGGATGCAACAAGGTATTCGTTTTTTCATCTTTGATTCTATCCCGCGTATGAAGTCTAAAGTTCCTATGGAAGATATCTTGAAGGGCAAGGCGTTTAAGGGGTTTGGCGCAAACCATGCCCGTAGCATGAGCATGTTCTTTGATTTGTTACTGCCCTGGGCAGCAGAGTACGACTGTCACTTTATGATGGTCAACCAGACCCGCGATCGCATTGAAGACTCAATGGATGCGCAGCAGGCTCAGAAATATCCTACGTTTACCAATCTGCCTTACACTTTACCAGGTGGGCGTTGCTGCCGCTTCACTCCGTCGGTAATGATTGAGTTGAAGTTGATAAAGGCTATGCGTCCCTTCGCCGGCAAGGAGGGCGAAGATCCTTGGTTGGTTGAACCCTGCACTCCCGAAACTGAAGGTAAATTTGTTGTGAACCAAGTCCGGGCACGCACCTTGAAGAACAAAGTTACTGGTATGGGGTACCGTGAAGGTCTACTTTATGTTCGCCCCGGCCAAGGTATTGATGACTGGATGAGCGTGCGCCAGTTGGCTTGTGATTACGGCTTGATTGAATTTGTTAAGCCAAAGTGGATCGTAGGTAATGAGAAAGAAACCATAGCCACCTTTGAGAACAAGGGGCAGGCCATCCAGCACCTGGTTGCTGAACCTGACGAGGAGATCATGAAGCAGCTCAAGGCGATGACGGCCAAAATGATAGACTCGGATGAATCAGCTAAATTCGCCACAGCAGTCGATACGACCGAAAAGACCTATCTTGAAGGCGAAGTCGCTATGGAACCGGGTGACGAAGTTGAGATGCCCAAAGGCAAGGTGTTTCAAATAGAAGAGGATTGATGTTTTGAAGGAATTTATGAGAACAGACAAGAAAGGCAAGAGCATCCAAGACCGGGTTGCTTTAGAGGGTCGTCGCAGTATGTGTGACGTGCTTGAAGTTTATCGCGACGGGGATCGTTTGGTTTGCGGCTATTGCTATGGTATCGCTGACTCAGCAGCAAGAAGCTGTGACCAACAGAACTGTGGTTTTCATCTTCCAGAACCCGTGGAAGATTATCGGGGTCCTATCAAAAAATGTCAAACCCCTGGCTGTGGAAGAGATTTTGAAACTGCACTGATGTCTGCCGCGAAGTTTGCTGCGACAGTTCCTAACGACGGTCTCGTCGAAGTCGCCGTGACAACGCGGGTTAAACCGGAATTAAAACGAGCAATCGAGAAAGGACTTCCAGCCACAATTGGGTTTCATTCTGTAAAAGATGCCTCCAAGCCCATGGACATAGAGATCCCAGAAGAATACATGGAAGCGATTTTTATGAACATGAGGGCGAGAGGTATCGACACCCACGTGCAAAAATGCGCGGGTTTGACCTTGGTTTGCCTTAGAACGGGATGAATTTCTCAGGTAGTAACTTCCAGATTTGGCCCGATTTCGATCTTGAAATCTCCGGGCTGACCGTGATCGTCGGCCCTTCCAACAAGGGCAAAAGTGCCCTTTTCCGAGCACTAAAAGGTCTCATGCGCAATGAGCTTTCCGCCGCTTATGTGCGGAACGGCCAGAAATCACCGCTAGAGCTAACGACTAAGATAGACAATCACCTCGTGACGGCCATCCGCACCCGTGACGACTCCAGCGTTTACAGGATTGATGGCGAGAGATTCGCCAAGCTCAACCAAGCCATCCCTGACGACATCAAAAAACTAGGTTTTGGTGAGATTCAAGTCGGGGAATTTAGCGTCGACCCGATCTTTGCTACCCAAAATGAACCACAATTTCTGTTGGATAAGAAAGCCTATGGGCCTTCCTTGTTGAATGCTGTCCTAGGGGCATTCGGTGGCACCGAGAAATTAGAATCAGGAAAGAAAGAAGCCAACCTTCGCGTCCGCCAGAAGAATGGAGAAGCCGATGCACTGTCTTACGAAATAGCTGATGCACACCGTCGCCGCGCTGCATTGGAAGTTCTGGCCCAAGAAGGCGATCAAATCAACGCGGAGATTCATGTGCTGGAGTCCTCAGCACGCCGTCTAGAAGCACGGGGTTACTGGATGAGTGAAGCCCACCAACGACGGCTTCGGCTCTCTCCAATGCTCGAGATCCTGGGATCTCTACTTATCCCAGAGACGGAAATAGTGGGGGATCTCCAGACTAAAGTAGACAACTTGCGCCTGGCAGCAATAGCGCGGGGCCGATTGGAGAGTTTGGGAGATGTTGAACAATTTCTAGCCGACATTTCATCGTCTGGGTCATACGTGGTGGGGTTGTACAAGAAAGTTCGGGCGTTGCGTGAAGTTTCCCCGCTGGTAGAACTTCAAGAGGTTTCTACCGCTGAAGCGGATGCTAAGGAGTTGAATGCCATAATTGGTCGTTTAGAAGATGTCCATTACGAAGCGATCAACCTGCAAGCAAGTATTAGGTACATCGGTAACGTGGTAACGTTACGTGCTCGGGTTGCGGAGTTGCAGCACGAACGATCTCACGTAGAAGCAGAGCAAGACGCGGCTTCCAAAATGAAATGCCCACAATGTGGCTTGGAGTTTTGATGACTTACTACAAGATTTGGAAATACCTGGTTGCGCAAGGATTGCCGAAAGGCAAGGCGCATTACGTGCGCAATATGATTCGCAAATTGGTGAAACATGCAAAGGTCGATGTGGCCATGGAGCGACACTATGGCCGACCTTAAAGAAATCCAGGGCAAAGTCAAAGCACTCGCCGCCAAACGCGACCAGATCATTCGTGATCAGGGAATTGAAGAGCGTAGGCTGGAAGAGGCCTATGAGAAATTGTGTGAGCTCGGTATAGAAAAACCCGAGGATTTATCCGCTCAGGAGATACAAGACCTGGCGGATAAACTTCAGGCTGAGTTCGCCGAGAAACTCGCGGCTTTGGATATTCAGGTCAATCAAGGAGAAGCTTTAATGGCTAAGTATCAAGCAACACAGGAGAGTGCATAAATGGGTAAATATGGGGACGGCCTACCGGTTCAAACGTTCGAAAGTTTCAAGAAGGCAATAGCGCAGAAGAACAGTGACGGTTCGTGGACCGTGCGGGTGTTTAGTTCTCCGGATCGATCGACGGATGTTCTGTTCCCTATGGATCCCTGGAATGAGAAGTTGGCCAGGGAATACGAGAAATTCAAGAATGAACAGTCTGGACCAAACAGTCTGGAGACCAAGGCTGTGCTGGGAGATTTGCGGGGCATGGAAGCACATGACCGGCACGAGCAGTTGATGGAGAAGGCAACGCTGGTGCCGGACACTGCAACTCGGAAACTGTTTTCATCCAACTTTCCGCTGGAGGGTTCGCCGAGCCGGGGCAGTGCGGATCGTAATTTGACCGACGAAGAACTGGGAGACTTGGAAGGGAAATGATCACAACTAGGCAATCTAAGGTTTGGGACCAACGCTTTATGGATATGGCCAAGTTGGTGTCTACTTGGAGCAAAGATCCTAGCACCAAAGTGGGATGCATTGTAATTGGTCCAAAGCTCGAGATCAGAACCGTTGGGTACAACGGGATGCCTCGTGGAGTAAACGATGATTTGGAAGAGCGTTGTGTTCACCCATTAAAGGCTTGGTGGTGGGAGCACGCTGAGCGGAACGCTATTTACAACGCTTGCCGTATGGGGTTGACGTTGGAAGGTTGCACAATGTACCTCAACGGTGATCATGGTTTCCCCTGCTCCGAATGTGCTCGTGCCATTGTGCAATCTGGAATTGAAGCGTTCGTAGGCCTCGCTCCGGATTTCAATAATCGGTATGGTGATTCCTACCGACAAACGATTTTAATGTGGCAAGAAGCGGGTGTTTCGTTCCGCAGTATCAAGTACGAAGGAGAAACTAAACATGGCAACCATTCCTAGGGATGTAGAAACCAACACAACAAACCGCGAAGAAGTTTACCGAGCTATAGATTCTGAGAGAGATTTCCAGGACAACTTCGTACTGCCGGAGCGCCGGTACTTCCGCACTCACACTTTGGGTGAATTTGTTCTGATGATCAATCAGTATGCGGCCCAGGCGATGAAAAGTTGGACTCACCACAGCGACGGCGATTCGCCTGATGAATTCCCGCCTTCTCTCCACGAGGTTCGGAAGATTGCAGCATTGGCTGTTCGCTGTATGGAGCAGCATGGGGCACCCCACAGGAAAAGTCGACTAGAGCCGGTTGATGTTCCCTCCAACAAAGGGAAGATCGTAGCGTAAAGGAACCTTGGGAAAACTCATCTATCTCGCAAGCCCGTACACTCACGACAACTTTGCCGTGCGCGAAGCTCGTTTTCTGGAAGTTATTTTTTGCTGTGGTTGGATGATGAATCACGTCAAAGATACTTACTTCTATTCCCCTATAGCACACACTCACCCTATCGCAATACGTTGCAAACTTCCAGGAGAATGGCAATTTTGGGCAGCGTTCGATGATTGCGTTATTTCGAAGTGCGACGCGATTTGGATCCTCTGTGTTCCTGGTTGGACTAAGTCCACTGGTGTGAAGGCGGAACGTAAACTGGCGGAGAAATATGGGCTGCCTTGTCGCTTCATTGTTCTACACCCAGAACATCCTGTAGAATCGGACTTGCGGTATGAAGTTGTTGACGCCGAACCCGAGGATACTTATGTGCCGCAATATTTTTCCTGAACAACATCGGTTGAGAATTCCCTTGCACGTTGTAAAGCGACTTCTAGAAGAGCACATAGCAGCCACTAGCGCACTCATTACCCATTATGATAGCTGCAAGGAATGCACTTTAGAAAATTTTTGCAAGATAGCAGTTCCCTTGTACGAGATTTGGCAAACGGCAAAGATGCGTGCGCGTCTTTGTCCACAAGACACTTATGTCGATGAAGATCCTAGTAGCAATCCCGACTTGCCACAAGAATGCCCTTTTAGTCCGAGCCTGTAAAGAGACTTGGGTAAACGAATGGAGCCATTTGGTGGACATTCGGTTTTTCTTTGGGCGGCCTACCTTCTTCCCCTGCACTCCATTGGAAATTTCTTTAGATGTTGATGACGGTTACAAACAACTTCCTCTGAAAGTTCTGGCCATGTATCGTTGGATTCTAGACAATGGTTATGACCGGGTTTTTAAGTGTGACGATGATACATACGTCCACATTCCAAGGCTTCTGTCCTGTGGTAAAGATGAATTTGACTTTGTAGGACGCCCAGATTTAGCCAGTCGTTACACTCACTGGATGCAGGGCGGGGCGGGCTATTGGCTTTCCCGTAAGGCGATGGAATACTTGGTCAATCTTCCTTTAGATTATTGGAAAAGCCACTGGGCTGAAGACCGTCTGGTGGGCATCGCGATGTACAAAAGCGGATTGAGCGTCAGCAATGATCGTCGCCTGTTTGATGCTCCCTGGGTTTGCTATCCTTCTACCCCTGCACCCGGCAATAACAGCATCACAGCACATAAATGCGATGTAGCGAGACACCACGCGATTCACCAGGCATTTGCGAGTATTAAACCCTAATGCTCGTAAAACTTCCTCACCCCGAAATTCGATTTGTTTGGACCACGGATTGGCATTTTAGTGATCTGCCACCGGGCCGCCGCGCCGATGATTATCGGGCCGCGATGTTTGCTAAGTTAGAATTTGAAAGAGAGCTAACAGAAAAGATACATGGGGTTGCAATCACTGGTGCTGATATCTTTCACCGCAAGCATCCCAAGGAGACCAGTGTCAATCTCATCATCAGTCTTATTCATGCTTTGCGCCGTTTTCCTACGGGACGTGTGTACGGCAGTGTTGGGAACCATGATCTCTCCTGGGATCGTTACTCTTCTCTCCCTCACCAACCGCTAGGCGTTTTAATCGCTTCCCAAGCCTATCACAATCTGTGCGAGGAGCCAGTCATTTTCACTAATGAAGATGAAAGCATACACACGTTGGTTGAAGCCTTTCCTTACGACGACGAATTGGTAACATTGGAACGTATCTTGGAAAGAGGGAAGACCCGGCCCAAGGGTATCGATTATCGCATAGGGATCGTCCATCAATTCGGGACACCAGGGAACCGGGGCAACCTGTACAACAGCATTAAGATTGGGTACAACGAGCTCAAGGACGTTGAATATGATTTCCTGTTCTGGGGCCACGACCATTCCCGCAAGAAGACAATGACGGTTGGCAATGTTACCCATATCAACGTGGGCAGTATGGCGCGGGCCGCGTTTGACTACGATGAGTTAGACCGCCCGGTAGTCGCGGTGATCCTTGCGATGGGTAAGGATGGGGTGAAGATACAAGAGAAGCCTATCCCGGTCAAACATATCGATCTAGTTTTCTCAAAAGCCGATAAAGGAATGGAGCAGGTCCGGAAGTCTGACGCTGTAACAGAACTTTTCTCGGAGATGGATGAGGCCGTAAGCGGGATTGATATCGGTTCAGCAGATTTTCACGCTGTACTCCGGGCGCTATGCCCGGACGACCCAAAACTCGTACAATTTGTGGAGGAATTATGCGTCTAGAACTTTGGCAGTTGCTCAGTTTCATAGGCGCAGCGGGTTTTCTACTCGCGATCCCTGCCGGAGCGTTGGTTAGCCGATACCTCCGCAAACATCGTAGTTTGCAACAGGACCGCTAGTTTCCGTCCTTTGTCGCTTGCTATTTCATAATTGAATCCTATGTCTCGCCCGGTCCATGAACGAACGTACATGTCCCTTTGGCATGTGGGACTAATGTGCATCGGGATCTTTGAGTACCAGGCTCATAAAGAAAAGCTTGCTGAGCGTCCAATAATCAGCTTAATCGCCAGGGCACTTTCGGTTGGGATGATCCTCTTCCACGCAGATGCTGCGATAGGTGATGCGCTTGACACACCCAAATGCCTTTCGAGATTTCTTCTGGAAAAAGCCACGGGCATCAATTTCGAACTTTCAAGACGCTGAATCGGTATTACCCATCAATGGCGAATATAAACAAAGGCATTCCTAACATCTGGTTCTCGGGTGACAAGCACTTGTTTCACGAGTTCATGGTCCGAGGTATGCCGGAGTGCGATAATTGTGGCAACAGGGTGAGCAATGAAGATGCGAAGAACGGCTTCTCAACCTGCTGCAAAGCCGCCGTGCTTACAGCGGAGCATCCACCGCGCCCGGGATTCGCCAACATTTGGGACATGAATAAAACCATCATCAACAATCATAACGAGGTTGTTGAAAAAGGTGATTTGGTCTACGAAATCGGAGATTTTGCAGTCAAGTGTTCTCCACAACAAGCTCGTGACGCCCGTTACGAAATGAAAGGTAATTTTTACTTTCTCCGAGGAAACCATGATCAAGTAGCCGAGAAGATTCCTGACTGTTGGATTTGGATGAAAGACTTGTATCGGTTCAAGCCCAAGGGTTGGGGTGACATTCCACACATCGTTCTGTGCCACTATGCTATGCGTGTTTGGCACGGTTCACACAAAGGAACGTGGCAACTATTTGGGCACAGCCATAATCAACTTCCTGAAGAGCCAAGGTGGCTGGCTTTTGACGTTGGGGTTGATGCCCATAACTTCTATCCGGTTTCCATCCAACAAGTAATTGACAAGATGGCTAAGAAAATGCCGCTTTGGGAAGCGTGGAAGAAAAGACTCGGGAAACAGGGAGGAGTGGGAGATTGAGCATAGAGGATTTCTGGAACGTACCTCCCCGACATGCGTATCCGGACGTGGGCACACTTATAGAGGAGACAGCGCGAAAGTTGAACGTCTCTCCTCGAGACCTGAAGGTCTTCGTCAAGAGATTTGTAGGCTTGGCAAACGACCGCATAGAGGAAGTTGTGGGGTTCAATTCCGCTCCGGCCCGCCGCGCCTGCGCCGCGCTTTCTGAATTGATAGTGGAGGAGAAAAATGTTGGGGCGGATGACTCTGGGAACAACTATGTGTGTTTGGCAAGAATGGGTACTAAGGAGTCCTCTTGACGGAGATATATCAGCGCGTCGCAACTAAATTCGTAGAACGTATTCACGAAGTCTGGAATTCCGAAGAGACCCTGAAAGAAGAGTTTCTAAAGAGCTTTCCTCATTTACCTTTCACCCGCACCGACAATTGGCAACTCATAGCGCATAAGCTCTTCCGTGACGTCTGGCTGGAAGCAGGGCCGGAAGTCAAAGGGGAACCAACCGGATATGATAAGATGGTTGTCATGCGCATAGTGCACCCGAAGCTGGATTACAATTTGTTTACACAGATTCTGCTCAACCTTCAAAACTATCTCGGCATAGGCTACGCGGTAGAGGACGCGGAACGCGAAATTCTAGAGCTGAAAACCAAATGGCCGAAGGAGGCGAAGCTAGATCCCTTTAAACCGGGTAGCAAGATGGTCAAAAATGCTTCCAATTTTGAAGAGATCGCTTACAACAATGTTCTTTCAACGCAGCGAGCGCATAAGATCATCTCGGAATTTAGCGGAGGGACTAGTTTTCGAGTTTCTCCAGCCGGCAGCACTCCGGCCTTTGCCGACAGCCGGAATATATCGATGATTGGTGTAGGTGGGGACAAGTACCTTCGCACATTATCTACCTTGGCTCCTTACTACATCACTTGGGAACAAGCGCCTGAAATGGCGCGGTTGGATGATCGTCCCGGTTTTCCAAATGGCCTTTGGTTTTGGGCGGAAGGGATTTCTTACCCGTTTGTTTCCAAGTCCGGAGGAGAGACTCTACAGGATGTTCTATTCGCCCGCAAGATCATGTATGAGGTCTTTTGGGGCGTAGACATAACCCAGAAGCAGTGTATCCAGATTCCGCGGATGAACTCCGTGCTGGTGATCACTGGTAAGCCCGCGCCGGATTTGAAGATTGTGGTGGAGAAGTTGCAGGCCCGTTGGCCCGGTGTGATTAGCTTTTATGAAGGAGCGCGGGGATGAAAAAAGTCACTTTTGATAATTTGCCCATGGCATTGCAAACCGCCGATGATAAGTGGATCGTACTGTTTGTTTTGAACAACGTAGAGTTTTCTTCAACCAAAATCGAAACCAAAGAAGAAGCGATGGCTGTTGTACAGCGGGTGGAAGAACGAGTCAAGGAATGGGCCGCTCCAGGGGGAGCGTGGGTGGAAGAATTGGAAGATCCGCCCCGGCTGGAAATCCCCGGTCCGAATTCCAATCGCTAATGAATAGCTGATTTTAGAAATTCAGCAGTAGTATATGAACATGAAACGCAGCCTATCACTATCGAGCTATTATCTGTTGCTTAGCAACGGCTGCGCGGAGGTTCGCGTCGGATAAAAGACGAGAACTGACCGAAAGCAGCCGCCGAAAGGCGGCATTTTTATTGTTCGGACGCATGCGATGGGAGAATTGGCTGATCCCAGTGGTCCGTAAAACCACCGCCCTCAGGGGCATGGGGGTTCGATTCCCTCGGCATGCACCAGTTTAGATGTAGACGTGCGCTTGTGGCGAAATTGGCAGTCGCGCCAGCTCGAGGGGCTGGTGGTCGCAAGGCCGTGTCGGTTCGAGTCCGACCAGGCGCACCAAGTTTGCAGCTGTGGTGGAATTGGAAGACGCGCTGGACTTAGGATCCAGTGGCCGAAAGGCCGTGCAGGTTCGATGCCTGTCAGCTGCACCAAGATTTGCGAGGGTGATGAAATTGGCAGCCATGTAGGATTCAGAATCCTATGCCCTTCAGCAAGGCGTGCCGGTTCGACTCCGGTCTCGCGCACCAAGTTTGCGGTTATGGCGGAATGGCAGACGCGCTAGGCTCAAACCCTAGTGGGAGCAATCCCGTGGAGGTTCGACTCCTCTTAGCCGCACCAATCTTCTAGCTGTTCTCCTTCCTTTACCCGTAGTTTACTTTGAGAGGCAGAGACTCTAGGTCTAGTTTGTGGTAGGAATCCAGCCTCTCCCGAGCCATAGGAGGCCGCGCTTGTTAATCAGTCCAAAACCTCTTGAGAAGATGATTGAATCCGCCACTTTTCGGCTGGATATGGATTCGACTTTGTTTACCCTGGAGGAGATCCCTCGTCTTTATCATTTGTTTTTGTCATTAGCCGAAGAAGTGAAAAAGTTGCAAGTGGAGAGTAACAAACTTTATGGGGGTGATGACATCTATGAAGAAAGTCTCCTTTAACCCGACCACCGAAGCCTTCACAATCACTTGTTGCAAGTTCTCGGTCTCCGCCAAGTACAAGTACGATTGCGCAAATAAGTTCCTCAACCATGTTCGTCGACATCATTCAGACGAGTACGAGAAATTGAAAATTCAGGCGCGCAAATTAGCTCGAAGCCAAAACGGCTGCGGATATTTTGACGCCGGTGAAGACGGTCCGACTTCGGGCTGGGCTAAGGCAGGCCACGAATTCAGAGAAGCCTGGGTTCGACAAGCATTGATGGACAAGTTCGCAGCCGGGCAAAGTCCGTGGGGAGGATAGCATGAAAACTCATCTCTTGGTGGTGGACGACGACAACGATGTTCGCGAGGGACTCGCTATGCACCTTTCGGACTTAGGGTACGCGGTTCGCCAAGCACGAAGCGGCGACGAGGGTCTAGAGTACTTCCACAATCGCGGGCCGTTTGGTTGCGTGATTTCCGACTACCAAATGCCTGGTTTGAAGATCAGGGACGGTGTGGCGATGCTCGCAGCCATCCGCGCCGAAGTACCGGAGCAGAAATGTATCATCCAATCTGCCAGTTGGAACTTAGCGGAATTGATGGAGGAGATGGGGATTGGGGATATTCCGATTCTGCACAAGCCTTACAGTTTGAAAGAGATGGCGGAGGCTCTTACGAAAATGGGAGTGTTGGCCGATTATGGGAAGGCCGATCTCGACGACATTCGTTACGCTCAAGATTGTGAGTCAACAGATGGTGGAGTAGACGGCATAATCCAAGGATGGAAGAAATGAAAAGTTGGTTAACGGCCACACTCACCGTTCTCTTTTTGGTCTTGACTGTAATTCGTTGTGCACAGATTTATCAGACGATCCAGTTAACGCACCAAATCGAACACCGGCTCAAGAAATGAATTTACCCACCCGCATCGGTTGCTTCAAAGGTCCATGGGGCTTTTTGTCCAACTTTGCCCCGGCCAAAGTCAAGCTGTGGATAGACGAACGAAATGTTCCCTACGCTCACGACATCCATCTGTTCATTGCTCTCGATGTAGAAGAATACGAGAGTGTTGAACATGCCTATCACGCAGCCAAGTTTCTAGACCCAAAGATTCGCGCCTTATTCCGATTGGCCATATCACCCTCCGACGCTAAAGCGCAGGCTCACAAGCTCAAAGACAAGATTCGTCCGGATTGGAAAGAAGTCAGTCTGGTCATTATGAAGGACCTAGTCCTCCAGAAGTTCGCCGGCAGCATCATGCGCCGGAAGCTGCTGTCGACATTCCAAGCGGAGTTAGTCGAAGGCAACTGGTGGCATGACAACTTCTATGGTGATTGTCTCTGCGAAGACTGCGCGAACATCCCAGGCGAGAGCCATCTGGGAAAAATACTCATGGAAGTACGGGGGATCATCTATGCTCGTGGTTTGTGCAAAGACAACTAAAACGATGGACGGGACCTACCGCGTTACCCGTTGCCTGCATCCTTGGGAATCGATCGTAACCTGCGGAGTTCTAGCCGTTTATTTTCCGGACATCAAGCAAAACGATGCTCTCGATTTCATGACTTGGGTACGAAATTTTCAGCCTCTTTTTACGGATGTGATGGCCGCCGTTATCAGTGATGGATTGTTCTGGAGGACCGGGTCAATAGATGCCCCAACTTCTATAAGCATCCCAACATCGGAAGCTGAAAATCTTATCGACGCCGCGTTTGGAAAAGTTATCATAACCCCAAACGACAACGATCTCAAGTTTCTGAAGTCCCTGCGGATCAAATGGAGTTCCGATGAAGAAGTTGAAGCCTAAGAAGCCGAAGATCAACCCGGACTACACTTGGTTCGATCTCAAGGTTGTCCGATCGCCCATCCACCGTTATGGTGTTGTCGCGAACGTGGACATCTCGAAGAAGAAATGGGTGATAGAGTACACTGGCGTCCTCATGAATCGCAGGCAGCACCGGTGGATGATCGACAATACTTCTGAGGAGCGCCAGATTTACATTTGGCAGGTGGCCAAAGGGCAAAACGATAGTGCAAACTGGGATTGGGTTATCGACGGCTGGACGAACGGTAGCGGAGCGGAGTTCATCAACCATTCCTGTGACCCCAACCTGTACATGCATTTCATTGGACGCCGGGGCTATTATGTTTCTCTTCGCCCGATTAAGAAGGGCGAAGAACTAACCATTGACTATGCTTTTCGGTGGGAGAAAGATGAGAAGCGCCGGGTGAAGTGTAATTGTGGAAGCCCGAAATGCCGAGGCTGGATCAACAGAGAACGATAATCTAACTGAAATTGTTAATTTCCCAGTAATATGTAGAGGACGGCGAGACTCGCACCACTACGCTCTAGTAAGACCAAAGAGACTTGGGCCTTCGTTGGACCGTCCACTAGCACTGCGAAATTTCTTAGTGCGCTGCAAAGTGCGCTCGGGGATAAAGTAGCAGTGCAACCAGAAGCTAAGGTTGCCCAGCGATAGAGGCGAAGCCGGATATTGCACTGGGTTGGCGAACAGCGACACCGGACCTGCCCTCCGGACTATCTGGTTACATGGCATAATTTTATGGCGACGAAGATACCAACGATGCGACCGCAACCCCGAGTGCTCGGGGTTTCTGAAGGCGACTAAGCCTTCGAACCCTGAGCGCAATGCCAGGGTTTGTTCCGGATTCAATCCCAACAATTCACTGGCTTCCCCGTTTTGATATCGGGACATGGCGCAGTCTGGTTAGCGCACCGGTCTGGGGGACCGGGGGTCGCCAGTTCGAATCTGGCTGTCCCGACCAATTTTTGAATCGACCGCATAGCTCAAAGGTTAGAGCGGCGCAAATGGACAGGGCGTGGCAAGGGCAGCAAGTTGCGGAAGAACCGAAAAGGCTGTTGAGCCGGAGGCCGGGGATAATCCGGTCACTCTACGGAGTGTAGGGAATCGCGTTGCAGCTGTCTAAACGGCGGAAGCCGGATGGGGTTCGAGTCCCCTGCGGTCATCAGTTTAGGAGTATCAGGGTATAGCTCAGCCTGGTAGAGCGCACGTTTCGGGAACGTGAGGTCGCTGGTTCAATCCCAGTTACCCTGACCAATTTAGGAGGATGTTATGGGGTTGAGGCTGCTGCTTGTAGGCTTGATGGTTTCAGGAAGCCTGATGCTTGGTGCAAGTGTGCTTCTCAGCGTCATGGCTCTGGTTGAGAAGTACCGGCCATCGGGTAAGTTTTAAGTTTCGGCGATTAGCGCAGTCGGGTAGCGCACATGCCTTGGGCGCATGGGGTCGGGGGTTCAAATCCCTCATCGCCGACCAATTTTGAGTGTGCGGTCGGGCACCCCACTCCTTGCTTCTGCTTGGGTGCAAGTGGTGCATGCGAGTGCCGACCGCCTTGAATTTCGGAGGAACAATGTTCGAGGCAGACAAATGGCAGCACAAGAATTGCGGCGGGCAACCCCGTGAGTTTGAGCCAGGAAAATGGGAGTGCACGAAATGCAACGGTGCATGGTACGCCGGGGTTGATTTCTTCAAGTACCTGGCAAATGTAGTGTTCGTGGCTCTGTAGACTGGAGACGGTTCCAGCGTGGCCTCATAAGCCAATCACGTCGGTTCGATTCCGACTAGAGCCACCAAATTTAACTTTCAAGAACTATTTCAGCGCTGTGGCAAGGGAACCGGCTCCTTCTTTGGTCCGGCCAGCGCATAACACATAAGGAGGATATCAGATGGCTATGCACACGTCCCATACCGCGTAATGTGTGGGCGGAAAGGCTTAGTCATATGGATCATCCGAAGGATCGCCGGGAACGGCGGGCCGTGCGGGATGTTGTAATCGCTCGTAGAAAGTTTATCGTCACCCAAATTTGGGGACAAGACTCATATAGTAAGAGCAGCGACTTTCAACGTAAGTGGATCGCTGAAATGGAGTGGGGTAAGTACGCCAAGTTCAATTTGAACTGTGGTTGTATGATGTGCCACTCTCCGAAGTATCTCAGTGCCAAGCGCAAGCGCCGGTTGGCCCTAAAATTTTCTGAGTCACAGGCAGAATTTCGCCATAATGACAACGCAATTAAGTATTGAAGATTGATGGCAAAGACCAAGAGATCGGAACTTAGAGAAAAATTGCTGGCCTTGGTGACGGAGATGGGTGTATTGCCTCCTGCCGAAGCCAAGCGGCTCGCGAGTAGACTTTGTGACATGGCATATGGTTGGATGAGGACTCCTGAATCTGAAGGAGATGCTTTTCTGACAGCTTTCAAAGCCAAGTTGCTTGAAGAGTTTTCGCCGAAGGTGAAGAAGAGAAAGGAAAATAGTCGGGGTGGTGGGCTTAAAAGCAGCCATCCTCAATGGGTGTCTCGCTGAATCCTCGAATACGAGGTCGTGGCTGCCGAAGAAGGGCCGAACGTACTCACGCGGAAGGCAAGAGGATTGCAGTTCAGCTACCGAGTAAGAAGCGGCTGACCGACATTGAGTTGTGGCCAGGACTTTAGCGTAACAGCACGCCTCGACTTTACGACTTTATGATTTCAAGTGGCTGCTCCGCACTAAACGACGGAGCGAGGAACTAAGTATCATTGAGGGATACCAGCCACAGTTTTGAAGCGGGGTAGAGCAGCCAGGTAGCTTGTCGGGCTCATAATCCGAAGGTCGTCAGTTCAAATCTGACCCCCGCAACCAATTTGGAAGACCGGAGTCCGCGGACCCATCCGAGGCTATAGCGTCGTGCATCATAGCACTAGGCCAGTTTGGCTGATGGCGATTAACTGCCCAAACACAGTATCGGATACCCGGTCACCATTTTTGTATCAGTCAGTCCGGTGGGAGTTGCATCAACCATATGTTCGAACCGGATCCGGCAGGAGTCGAGATGGGCGCACTCGAGCTGACGTAGCTTTGGTCCGAGGCCCGTTATGGGCGAGTGGCCTTAGCGGGGAAGCTCCCTTGTCCCTTTACCCGTGGTTGGGAGTCCGCTGCAGCGGATCACGGGTCACATTTTAGGAGTGAGAATGGGTAGCCCTTCAGAATATAACAGACGGCAGTGGCTTTCCGACAATCCCCATCATTATGTAGCGTCTCGGGGAGAAGAACCTCTCCCTTTCTTAAAGTGCTCGTCATCGGTCTGTCCCAGACCAGCGAGCATTACTCGGAACAAACTTGTGTTCTGTCAACCCTGCTTTGACCAGGACGAGAGACTAAAGAACGACTATCGACCCGGACTATGAACCTCTTCCAGCTAGGCCAATTCAAACTTCATTCAGGCCAAGTCTCAGATTTCAAGATCCAATGTGAAGCGTTGACGGACGCTGACCTAGACTGCATAGCGTTTCTGTTGTCCCGTAGGGTGCCTCCGTTTGGTTCGGTTGAAGGTGTTCCGACGGGCGGTAATGCTCTCGCCTTGAAGATGGAACGTTATATTGTGAAAGGAAATCATCGTCTGTTGGTTGTAGACGATGTGTTTACTACCGGAAGATCGCTGAGCAACCCTACAATCCTGAAACTCTGAAGAGGATCGTAAATCTTAATGCGAACTTCCCCAAGGCACTATTCGCTGTGGACATCAAGGGGGTCACGCCGGAGGATTACGAAAAGAATACCCGGAAACCTTTCAAGGCTGAGCTGTTTTGGTCCAATCTGAATGCATTGGTGGATCACGGAATCAATTTCTACATCACCTACACAAATCCGGACGAAAGGTTCCGGCCCGCGTTCGAGTACAAACTCAAATATCACTTCGGAAGCGATGTTCTCAACGACAGCTTTGTGATTCCTTTGATTGACTATGACGCTACGCCGTTCGTGGACATTCGACCGCTGCATGGCAACTCGTGTTGCTCAATGTCCGTGGATGATTGGAACCCTCAAACTTCGGGTGGAAACTCTCCCAAGTTGTAATCCAGAAGCTTCAAGAAAACGTGCCATCCGCAGCCGCCGCCTGCATAGTTGATATCCGGATGTGGGTTGACGTCGTGGAAGAAACTCGCGGTTATGGTTCCGTCAGCATGAACGTGGCGCAGACTGATGTGGGAAATGTGACCGCACTGGCACTTGATAATTGGTCTGCACATCTTCCCCTCCCACTCGTGGGGGATCCAGCACGGGGAGGGGCTATCGTAATCCCCCTTTGGGATCTCCGTTAGTTCCATAAAAGAAAAAGGGCCGGTCGACCGGCCCTCATCTCACTTCACTTCTTGCCGGCGCAGGCCGACTTACAGCTTTGCTTTTACGTCAGCCACAAGAGTCTTCACTTCGGCAACCGCCGAAGTTTCGTACTTCTGGAGGGCTGTCATGACGGCGGCCAACTTGGCAGCGTTCTTCACGCGGCCCGCTGCAAAGCCACCGGCGAATACAACAAGAGCAGCAACGATTGTAACAACCATGGTTTTACTCCTTCAGGGTGATCTACCCTCTACTTCAATACTCCGAAGTTGAAATTCTTGGGTGCTATCGGAACCAAATAAGAAGGCATTTATGTCCACGCAGGTTCATCCTCTCAAATTCGGCTGTCAATGTGCTAAATGTGCAAAGCTCTCAACACTTTCGATGTGGGACCTTCAATTCCTTTGGAGTATCGGGGTAGCCTGGAGCAAGCGAAATTTGAAACCTGAACTCCCCAAAAAAGTATCCAAATGAAGTATTTAGCCATAGGAGAATGCTTATGGTCTTGGATGCCGCGATTGAAGAACTCACCCGTAAAACACTAAATGAAATTTTTGCCCACGTTGGAGACATTCCAAGCGATGGACGCACCGAGCTTCATGGCGTGATGGACTCATATTTCACCAAGCGCCAACAGCTAGAGATGGAAGCCGACCGGAAGGCTTCTTTCCTATCTTCGCCAACGAATTTGAAAATTGAAGTGGGCCGCCCGGACGGATTTTGACTCGAGTCGTACACGTCCGGCAAGCTAAGTTCATACAATTCGCGCCAGGTAACGTCTACATCGGGCGCGACTATCAAGAGTTTGAAGACGAAGGATGGGGCAACCCTTTCCACATTGGCCCTGACGGTGACCGAGCTGAGGTGCTGCGTAAGTACCGAAAGTGGATTTTGGGCAACAAGTACCTGTTGAGTCGTTTGCATCTTCTTATCGACAAGACGTTAGGGTGTTGGTGCAAACCAGAAGATTGTCACGGTGACGTTCTAGTAGAGTTAGTGGAAGGACTTCGGATAGCTTTATGTCTGGGATAGACGACTTTATGTCTGGGATAGACGATTTTTTACACCGGTTTCCTGATTATCCAGTCATGCAACGGCAGTTGGATTATGCTCGTTTCCTGGAGCAACAAGGATTGGTGTTCCTCGTTGAATTTGGTTTTGAAAATGCCGAGGAAATCGCTTGGGCCTTTACTGATCCGATTCCCCAATGAATACCCGCGAGATCGTTTTGGCCTATTTGGACGCGGTTATGGAGCGCACAGTTGCTGCCCATGAGAAACTATGCGATGAAGGAAAGTGCTCTCTGGATGCTCCCTGTCCTTATTGCAAGGTCAACGAGATCCTAATGGAAGAGTTAGAGAAGCTAAAGTGAGCGAACGTCGCTGTCCCCAGCAGCTAACCTGGGATGACTTCCCCAAGCGAAAAGAAGCAGACGGTTGGCATTGTCGCAAATGTAGGGTACTTTTAACCGGGCGACGGACTTCTTGGTGCAGCCGGCAATGCGAGCGCGAAGTTCTCTTGCTGGTAGAATGGCCCTACATTCGCATCTGCATTCTCCGTCGGGACAAGTTCCGGTGTCAAACGCCGTTAGAGTCGGGAGGAGTTTGTGGCAAAGGTGCACATGAGGTAGACCACATTGTGGAGCTAGCCGATGGAGGTAGCTTTAGTGATTGGGCTAACCTTCGTGCAACCTGTGTAGATTGTCACAAGAAAAAGACAGCTGAAAACCGCACAGCCCGCGCGAAGAGGAAGAAAGAAATTGCCAGTAAAACACCAGATCCTCCAAATCCAGTATTACAAGAGTGAGGTGCCTTATGGCCGCAAAAACTATTAAAGTCGCTTTCACCAGTTTGAAGGTTGGAGCCTATTTCACCATCAATGGTGAACGTTTCAAGAAGTATTCCGCTCTTACCTACGAAAGCCTGGACAATTCCATCCTTGGCGAGACTTACTCTGTACCGAACTTGGTGGTGGAAATCGTCGCGCCGGTCAATCCGGCTAAGACCGCAAAGGTCGCTCCGAAGGCCGCCAAAACCAAGAAGCGGTAGTCCCGTGGATGAACTCTACACTGCCGAGTTACGACACCACTTGGAAACTTGCACCAAGTGTGTCGATCCCAGCAAGGATGGCGGTGATGCTTTTTGGTGCTCTGAAGCTGAAATGTTGTTTCAGATTTTTCGAGTCCAGGTAAAGGCTAACGAATTTCAGTTCGCTTTGGTGAATTAAATTTGAATACAAATGCTATCCGTGAGGCCGCTTTACCTCACCTGAAGGATGTTGTAGGATCTCTGCTAGTTACAGAGAAGACATCTTTAAGCCGGACATTGAATGTCTTAGCAGCTTTGGGCAAAGGCTCATCCTCCACTTCCGGTTGTACGGGGTGAATGCGCAGTCTTTATGGTTGGGGAAGGTCGTCGATGCGGGAAACCAGCACCATTTCCGTTTAACGACAGTTCTCGAGATGCTGATTTCACACGATGCATTGAACATCAGGAAGAACATATGGCCTGGTGCAAGAAAATGGGGCTCGAATAATTATGTCAGTTTTCCAGAGGCAGAAAGTCCATCGAGGCAAGATGGCCAAATGCAAACTCTGTTTGGCCAAGATTGCTGCACAAGATCCGGCATTCGCGGCACAATTTGCAAAATCTGCACAACCACCGCGTAAGGGGAGCAGCAGAGGCTGATATGGGCTTTCACTTCTACACCAAGTGTGATTGTTTCGATAGTTGTACGGAAGATCACAAAGACATAAGGCATGAAGGAAAGTGTCTCAAGTGTCGCACGAAGGTTCTTTTTGAGACTCAATTGGACCGCATCGAACGCAAACTCAATGAGATAAGGAGCTGACCGTGGGAAGAGGGATTCTAAAGCGCAAGAATGCCATCAAGAAGATGTACTTGGGACAGATGGCCAAAGAAGTGGAACGTTTGACAGCGGAAAACAAAGCTCTCAAGGAAGACCCCACTTCTGTCATCGGTAGGTTTATCGGCCAGTTTAACGAAGTTGTCAGCCAGAACCAGCGGCTGTCCACTTTGGCCTGTGCGATGATAGATCTTCAAGGCGGCAGCGTAAAAATTACCCGCGATCAGATTGAAGTTTTCCGAGGCAAGCGACTCAGCATAGAAATTGCTACGCCCGAAGGTGGCGTCGAGAATCTGGATACTGCGACAGAATATGTATTCACGTTTAAGGCCGTGGAAGCTACGGCTCCCACCGGGCCAGTGGCTCCTCCAGCCGAGATCCATCCTTGCACGGATCCCGAATGTACGTTGCCTAAGGACCTGAAACATACGCACAGTGCAAAGCCGGTTGCCGGCGAAGCGGTGCCAGTCCCGGACGCCCCGGACGCCGACGAACCTCAATCTGGCAAGGTGGCCATTGCTGCCTCAGAGGTAGAAAGTACGCCTGAACAGGTAGAAAGTACGCCAGCCGAATAAGTCGCCGAAGCCAATAGTCGCGAGGCTCCGGGGAGATAGCTAATTAGTGGGGAGGAGGCTTTCCTCTTACACTATTGAAACTGCTTTTTCCTTTGGAGGTTAGTTTGCCCAATCCTCGCGTGCTGTTCGTTCTAAAACAACGCAATGGATACGAATCTAGTGGCTTGTCCAATTCTGTTCGTTTTGTAGTGGATATGCTATGGGCGGATGGAATTGAAGCTGGCAGCGTCGAGGTTGTAGACAACAATTCCATACATCGCGAAGTCACCCGTTACAAGCCCACCCATGTAGTGATTGAAGCTCTTTGGGTGGTGCCATCCAAGTTTGAAATTCTCCAAAATCTAAATCCGAATGTCCATTGGGTAGTTCGCACTCACAGCGAAATTCCTTTCCTAGCTGGGGAAGGCATTGCCATAGACTGGTGTTGCAAGTGCGTAGAAATGCCCAATGTTGCGGTAGCCGCTAATTCCGCCGCCGCCGTTCGAGATATGCGACGGATAGTACAAGCCGCGCATCCCGGTTGGAGTTCGGAGCAAATTGAGGCGAAGGTTTTGGATCTCCCTAATTTCTATCCATTTCACTTGCGCCTTCCCCATGGGAAGAAACCGGACAATTTTCTAGATGTAGCTTGCTTCGGTGCTATTCGACCATTGAAGAATCAATTGTTGCAAGCGGTGGCTGCCACCGAATATGCCGGGTTTGTTGGGAAGACACTACGATTCCATGTTAACGGAACTCGATGTGAACAAGGTGGCGATAATGTACAGCGCAACTTACGAGCTTTGTTCAGCAACACGGATCACCAACTAGTTGAGCACGCTTGGCTTAACCATAAAGATTTCTTAGACACCCTTTCAGAAATGGATATGGGGATGCAAGTTTCGTTTTCCGAAACCTTTAACATAGTGGCCGCCGATATGGTCGTGTCTGGGCTGCCGATCGTTACTTCACCTGAGATCACTTGGGTGACGAAATGGTGTCAGGCGGAACCGACGAACTCTGAGGACATCGTCGCGAAGATGATGCGAGCCAATGACTGGCGTCTAAAAATGACGCTGCGAGTATTAAACCTACGCGGTTTGAAACATTACTGCGAGCATTCGAAAATGCGTTGGCGAGAATACTTGCTTAGTCGTTAATCTTTCATATCCGAGCGGGACGTGTGTGTCCCGCTCATTCTAGCTGTTTAAGAATCGAACTTCGTAGTATTATCATGGGTGGACATCAATCTAATTTTCGCGTTGTACGGAGTGCCTGTTATCGCTGGATTATGGGCAGCTCGTCTTGCTATTTAGTAGTAATTATCTAGTCATTTAAGCGTCATTATGATACACTCAAGTGAGGTTAGGGAGATCTCGAACATGGCAGTATTGACTCCGCCACGGCCGGATTTATTGGCGTATCGGGAAGCGACCACTCTGGAGTTTTCCAAACTCGTCACGGAATTGACGGCGATCCTGGGGAAAAAATTGACGGTCTACATCGCCTCGGTCAAAGACGCAAGGGCCGTAGAGCGTTGGATCGCAGGTTCAGAGCCGTACAAGGGAGTTGAAGAACGATTGCGACTTGCGTATCGGCTGGCGAAGGTGATTAACGATCACGAAGGGCCACGTGTGGTTCAGGCTTGGTTTACAGGTCTGAATCCAGAGTTGAATGATCGCGTGCCGATTCGGCTTTTGCGAGAAGAGAATGTGGAGGCCGTGGGTCCGGAGATTCTTGGTGCCGCGCGCGCATTCTTAGCCGGAGGATAGTGATCCTTGAAAGTCTCCGGATCGGTGCCTTTCCGCATCTCCGCCACCAACTCAAGCTATGCTTGAGTCATGAAAAAGGAGCGCATCATGAAAAAAGCAATCGGAGCCGCGATCATCGCCTGCACGCTATTCACGGGCTGCAGCGTCACGGTGAACACAGGTGATCATGTCAAAGAGCAGAAGCAGACATGGATGATCTGCAAGGATGCCTGGTGGGACGAATCCGACGCACACCAGTTCGATGCTCCTATTCCGCCGCGATATGATGCTAAAAAATTCGAGCAAAACATCATAGCGATCTGCGGACAGCCGCCGCAGCAGTAGTCATCCATCTACTCTTTAAATCGGGCAACAAGTTCTTTTCCCGCATCAATGAATGCGGCCAAGCACGCGTCCTTTGAGCTGTTCCACGCTGCGTAGAGAAAATGTTTAGCCGAAATGTTGTCCTTGTCATGCATCATTGATGTCTTTCGTTTATGTGCTCTTACCGAGGCTGGTGATGACGTTCGCCCTGATCCTCAGCAGCTTCTCCCGCGACGCCTTTGCCGCCGCCTCGCCGATCGCCTTTCTAATGATCGCCACGATGGCCATCCTCTCCTCCTCCGCCTTGTCCACTTCGCGAACGAAGTCGAACGGCTGGATGACCGGCGCGTCCTTGCTCGCGCGGTTGCAGTTGTAGACCGCCGACGCCGTCAGCGCGTGCGCCAGCCGCTCATACCTGTAGCGGATGCGCTTGCGCTTGCACAGCGCATTGAACATAGCGGGCGTGCAGTCCTCGAACTCATCAAAACTGAGTCCAAGATCGTAGCGCGCCACGGCCCAAAGATCGAGCCATGTTTCTATCGGCTCCTCTATGCGCTCAGAGTCGCCGCCGGAGGGTTTGAGTCAGCAGCCGCGCCAGTCTCCGCCTGCTTCTCGATAACCTCTCGCATTCCGGGAAACATCAGATAGAAAATCTCGTCGCTGAGCACGCGCTGCGCCGCCGGATTCAGAACGTCGAGCACCTCGTCAAGCGTGACGTCGGGATGGTAGCGGTTCAGTCCGCCGTGAACGATGGCAGGAAAGTCAGTTCCTGAACTCAGGTCTTTCCACGATGAAATCTTCTTGATATCGCGCCCGATGGCCTTCTCGATCTTCGCAATCGAGCGATAGTCATAGACCAGCCGCCACGTCTTTTTGATCTCATTGCCCGCTGCGTCCTCATTGACGACCACGATCGTTTGGGGAGGAAACCTGATCCCTGGTCTGCCCCGGATTGGGCTTTGGCTGGAGCGGACGGCACGTTCGGCAACCGTTTTGACGACCCGGACGCGCTCTACCGTCATTTTACGATACAAAGACCTTGAAGGAGGACATAATGACGTCAAATATTGATAAGCACTAGATGTGCTAAGGAGCATCAATATGCGTCAAGGTGTCAGCAAAGACTACCTCAAGGGATCTAGCCGTCATCATCGCGGTCATTCTCCGTTCCCGTTCGATCGTTTTCTCAACAGCCGTCTTGGCCGTCCTTGGGATGAAGTGTATTCCGAAGTGTGCCAGTCGTTTGACCATCGTTCCTACGCCGGTTATAGCTTTCTCCGTGACCTGGATTGGCACGTGGCCACCCATTGCTGGGTCGGGGCTGAGACTGGTAACATCTATTCTTCCGAGTGGGGAAGCTCCGTAGTTCAGAACGAATTCTACGTCCATCCCTGGACCGGTATCCTTTCCTGGGCGGAGCCTGTCGACTACACCCGGCCCGAAGCACCCCTAACCGAAGTTGATATCGAAGTGGGAAGAGAAGACCGAGATCGCTATGGCAAAATCGTCTCGGGTAAGTGGTACGAGAAGGTCGAAGGGATCTGGTTCTTTTTTCATAACTATGAGATTCCTCACGTCGGCTACACCGAGAATCCTACTTGGGGTGCCAAGGCCGTTGAAATAAACGGAGAGACTCTTTACGAGATTCACTGGAATGAGCACATCGCCATTAAACGGCAGTTAAGTAAGAAGGAACTCCGTACCAACGGTCTCATCAATGGTTGCCCGCCGCATTGGACCCGTTGTGGTATTTGTGGGTTCGATGGGAAGTGTGTCCACGCAATTAAAGCCAACCGTTAAATTGCTGCGTTCTAGAATTGAGGAACGCCGCTGGATTCTGTCGTACCAACCGGGGAGCCACTGACGAATTTCTTCGAGGGTTAAATCTCTCTTTACAGTGTTGACTCGGTTTGTGCAAAGAACAAGATTGTCCAAGTCGTAACCTAGCCCACAATTGACTTTGTCCACCGATAGAACATTAGGTCGTTTTCCAAAATTCTCTTTCAGATTTCTTCTTCCAATTTCAAGAGGTGTATCCGTGTAGAAACAACACCCGTTTTGGGATTGATAAAGATACAGGAGGTCTGAAACAGAAATTGTGAAAGAAATTCCTTTGTTCTTGGCCCGTGCTCGTATAGTTCTGATTCGATCTTGTAGAAAATGCTGTAGATCGTTCATACGATTGACTCTTGCTTGGTAACGGCAAAGATTGCAAGAAGAGTAGTAGCCGGAGATCTCTCCTTTTTGCCAGTCAGCGAATGCTGAAAGAGGTTTTACGATGGTGCAGGTGTGGCATCGTGCTTCTTCAGTTCCTACTCTATCCAACGGATATTTGTTC